AAAAAGACAAGGCAGGCATGGGCAGGACAATGGGATTTGGTTTTCAATAAACCATCTATCCAAGCACACCTCGAAGACTTCGGCATAAAGAAGGATAGATTCACAAAATTCAAGATGCACTCGCATCACAAAAGCCACGCGGCGGCTGGTTATTTTACAAGTGTTTACAAAGATGCAACTGTGGTAGTGATCGATTCCATAGGTGAGTGGGAATGTCTCACTGTGTGGGAAGGCAAAGGCGAGAAATTGAAAAAAGTCTACTCGCAAAATTATCCACACTCAGTTGGGTTATGGTATTCTGCTATGACTCAGAGGGTTCATTTCAAACCCAACGAAGAAGAATACATCCTCATGGGCATGAGTGCTTTGGGTAATCCAAACAAATATTTTGGAGAAATGAAAAGAAACTTCTTTGATCAAAGCAATCGAGGATTCACAACAAAATTCAACATCAATCTACACAGGGGTTGTCAAGGATGGTTAGCGGAAGCTAATAGCATCCAGGATCTCTGCGACCTTGCGGCAAGCACACAATCATTGTATGAGGAAAATTTTGAAAGGATCATCAAACATGCTTGGAAAAATTATGATTCCAAAAATCTCGTGTTGGTTGGCGGATGTGCTCTAAACTGTGTGGCCAATCCTATCGCTAAAAAATATTTCAAGAATGTATGGATAGTTCCAAACCCGGGTGATGCAGGTTCGTCCATTGGTTGTGTGTTGGACTCGATCGGCAGAATCGAATGGCCAGGACCTTATCTCGGATATGACATAGAAGGCGAATATCCTGTGTGGGATTTAATCCAACACCTTGACAAGTATAAGATCGTGGGTGTTGCTAATGGTCGTGCAGAATTTGGTCCAAGAGCATTAGGACACAGATCATTGTTGGCCGATCCAAGAGGACCTGACATCAAGGACAAAGTCAATGCTATCAAACACAGACAAGAGTTTAGACCCTTCGCTCCCGCCATTCTCGAAGAACATGTTGCAGACTACTTCGACACTTCTACAATAGGCACACAGAGTCCTTATATGCAGTATACAGCGGTGTGTAAACGCCCTGATGAGTTCCCTGCGATAGTGCATGTGGACAACACTTCTCGCATACAAACTGTTGGTAAATCAGACTCTCCTGGATTCAGAGCATTGTTAGAAGCATGGTACGCCAAGACAGGCTGTCCAATGTTGCTGAACACTTCGCTCAACATCAAGGGCAAACCCATGGTTAACAATGAACAGGATGCCAAAGACTGGACCAACAAATATGGCGTCACTGTGTTGACAAAAGCCTAACATCAGTTATAATAAAAATATGCGTCTTGGCTTCTGTTGCAAATATCTACATTCAGATCGTTCACTCAAACCCAAACTGTTGAAAGAAACAGAGTCTCCTTTAAACTGTAAAGCAACCACGGTGAGATGGTTGAACGAACACAAGGATCAAGCAGAAGAAAAACTTTGGATGCTCATGCAACACAACATTTCCTCAATACATGAACTAATCAAATACACAGGCTCACTGCCTGAACCACTAAGAATGTGTCGTTTGAGTTCGCCAATCCTTCCTGTCGCCACAGAAGCCACATGGCGTTATTTTTGGTCTAAATCGGATGTTGTTTCATATTTGGAAAAACATTTTGCTGAAGTCGGTGACACAGCAAGGCAACTTGGCGTGAGACTTTCCTTCCATCCTGGACAGTTCACCGTGCTGGCATCAGAGTCAGATGATGTGATTGAACGTTCCATCGATGAATTTGAATATCATGTCAATATGGCTCGTTGGATGGGTTATGGTAAATCGTTTCAAGACTTTAAAATCAATGTGCATATTGCAGGTGCACGTGGACCGCAAGGTATTATTGATGTGCTACCACGTCTTTCACCTGAAGCAAGAAATTGTATTACCATTGAAAACGAAGAAATGAAATGGGGACTATCAGACATTCTTGAACTTGAAAAACATGTGGCACTGGTGTTTGACATCCATCATCATTGGGTAAACACAGGCGAATGGATAACTCACACAGATGATAGGATCAAACGGATTATTGACTCTTGGCGTGGGGTGCGTCCTGCCATGCACTATTCACAACCAAGAGAAGTGCTTAAAGACAAAGTTGATGCAAACAAACTGTTGGACAGAGATTGGTTGTTTGCAAATGGTGAGAACAAAGCAACCATCCGAGCACATTCAGATTTTTACTGGCATCACAAAACCAATGAATGGGTCAGACCATTCGGAGAATTCTTTGATATACAATGCGAAAGCAAGGCAAAAAATCTTGCTTCCACTTTGCTCGCTACAGAATACCAATTGATATCTGTGGGTTCGCCGGTGTGGTGATTGACAAAACCACTTAAAATAAGTATAATAAGTTAATGAAAAGAGGAGACCTACTAATGGGAATACTTACATGGTTATTCGGTGGACACAAGGAGCCAACTGCTTCAACGGCATCAACTGCCCAATCTACGACTGTAGAAGCACCGAAAACAAAAAAGAAAACAACTAAAAAAATCACAACAAAGAAAACAACAAAGAAAAAAGGTCGAGGACGACCAAAGAAGAAGTAACATGAAATTAGATCAAGTAGCGGATGATATAAACGTCAAGGGCGAAAAGTTTTCATTAATGGAACTGCCATACGGTAGGACAAAACTGGAACCATACATGAGCAGAGATACACTCGATCTGCATTATGGAAAGCATCATGCAGGCTATGTTGACAAACTCAACGAATTGATCAAAGGCACAGAATACGAAAACATGAGCCTCAAGGAATTAATCATCGCTTCTCGAGACACAGACGATGGCATATTCAACAATGCTGGCCAAAACTACAATCATGTTATATTTTGGCAGTCTATGACACCCAACTATCAAGAACCTTCACAAGAACTATTATCAAAGATCAATGAGTCCTTTGGTTCAATGGATGAATTTGTCACACAGTTCATCGATGCCGGCACCAAAAGATTTGGATCAGGATGGGTATGGTTGGTGTTAGAAAATAATCAATTGAAGTGGAAAACCACTGCAAACGCAGACAATCCAATAGGTGACGATGTGGAAGTGTTGGCAGGATGCGATGTTTGGGAACACTCCTACTACCTTGATTACAAGAATGATAGGAAAAAATATCTCGAAACTTGGATCAAAAATCTGATCAACTTTGAATTCATCCAATCAAGACTATTCGAATTGTAATGTTCATCCAGACAGAACTCACACCCAATCCCAACGCCCTCAAGTTCAAGTCAACTTCCAAGTTGGTGGGTGATGGTTCTGTATGGTATGACATCGACTTAGCAGTCAAATCCAACGATTTCATAAGAAAACTATTCAGAGTTGCCGGAGTGAGATATATTTTGTTGCAAAACGATGAAGTGACTGTGACCAAATTTCCACAATGGGGGTGGCCAGAAATCAGCAACAAGATCAGAAATGTTTTGGAGACCGATCACTTTTTTATCGAAAACGGTGACAAGGATCAATACTGCACAGACGAAATCTGTTGTGCGGTGCGAAAGATAGTGCAGGAAGAAATCAGGCCCGCTGTGCAGTTGGACGGTGGCGACATCAAATTCTTAAAATATGAGAACGGTGTGGTAGAAATATCCATGCATGGTTCTTGCTGGGGTTGTCCCAACAACGAAGCCACATTGGGCGCGATTTCTAACAAGTTGGCATCCAGGATACCCGAAGTCAAACAGGTGAGGATAGTGTGAGCGAAACAATCAAAGAATCCATAATAAAAAATCTAAGGAATGTGTATGACCCTGAGATATCAGTCAACATCTACGACCTTGGGTTGATATACGACATAGATCTACAAAATTTACCCACAGCAAAGATCACCCACACACTGACTTCAGCATTTTGCCCTGCGGCGGACATGATCATAGAGGACATCAAATCTGCCACAGAATCTGTGGACGGCGTTGATGTTTGTGAAATCATAACCACATTTGATCCACCCTTTGGACCGGACATGATGTCAGAAGACGTCAGATTAGCCCTGGGCATATGATTAAATATTAGTATGATCGAAGTTACAGAATCCGCCCAAGAAAAGATGAAAGAAGTGTTGGATGCCAATGGCAAACCCTACATTCGTTTCGGAGTCAAGGGGGGTGGTTGTGCTGGATTTAACTATCAGATTGATGTAGAAGACACAAAGAAAGAATCAGATCAGGAACTTGCTTTCGGCGATGTCCGAGTGTTGGTGGCGGATGTGTGTGAAATGTTTGTGTTAGGTACACGCATTGATTACAAAAAGGAAATATTTGGTTCATATTTTACATATGACAATCCTAATGCTCATTCGTCGTGTGGTTGCGGCACTTCATTTTCGGTGAAATAAACCATGCCATTATTCTTCACTTTTGCTAAATCGGGCATAAGTCTCATAAGGACTGTGTTAGAAGAATACTGTGAACAAAAATCTATTCCATTCCACAATACTTGGGAATCATCGATCATTGATTGCAAATCCTGGCATGTCATGCAAGTAGAGGGCAATGAACACTATTTTTTTATGCAGGCAATCACTAAATCTGAAAACAAATCTGTGGGAGTATTCCGTGATCCAAGAGACCAATTGATCAGTGCATACTACTATTACAAAAAGTTGAATCCCTGGGAAGACCTTTCAGGATATAGCAAGATGTATCCCAGCATTACCTTACAACAATGTGTTGAGCAAGGAATCGATGATTGGAATTTTTGGTATGAAGAATTCAAATCCAAAAATTGGAACGAGATGTACTTCACCCTGTTGAGCGTGGACAAAGACTTCCTGTGTGTGAGATTAGAGAATCTGTGCCATCCTGAGCACTATCGTAATGAATGGAAAAAAATTTCAGAGTGGACGAATTTACCGGGACTGGACGAAATAGCCATACAACACAGCATATGCAATCCCAAATTTAAACCGCCTTCCCACGTGAGGAGCAATGGCCGTAAACAAGACTGGGACAAAATAATTGACAGCGGAGTACTACTTAGGATGGAAAGGGAAATGGCCTCATACATTGATCTGCTCAACAAATTGTGTCCATTGTATGATTAGCAAGAATAAATACACACAATGAGCAAACAAAGAATCAACGTAGGCACAGGAGTCAACACAGGCACAGGCGATACACTGCGCTCTGCCATGGAAAAGTGTAACAACAACTTTGACGAACTGTATGATCTCATTGGACAGGATTCCACAGGCAAATCCATTGATATCTCGGGCAACACCATATCATCCACATTCACAAACACGGACATCAACATATCACCCAACGGCACAGGAGATGTTGTGATCGGGTCTGATCTCGTGGTAAACACTATTAAATCAGATGATTCAGCACAGGTTACTATCGAAGACGGGTTGACTGTAAATGGCACTGTGGTGATGTTATCAAATCTTCCAACATCAAATCCTAACAATGCTGGTCAATTGTGGAATGATTCAGGCACTCTTAAAATATCTCAAGGCTAGAGTTTTACTTCAGTAGAACTGGCATCAATCGACCAAATCTTACGCATTTCTACTCCAACCTTCTGAGCGTATCTATGTACATCACAAGAAGTACACACATGATGAAAATCGTTGGTTGCCCGCTTGGGTGACACTTTGGCCTTGTCTCTGAGAAATTCTTTTTTACAGGAATCACAGCGGAAATGGTACACAGTCCTGCGCCTTTTGAAGTTGTGGATGTTGCCTAATTTACTTTCACGCTGATGTAGGTGTATTTCTGTGGTTTGTTTGATGAACATTTTACTTTAGGTTTATAGAATTATTTATTAAATACTCGTACCACAGGAGAAACAAACATGGCATACCAAAGCGTAAACATAGGATCATCAGCCAATGACGGCACAGGTGATCCGTTAAGAACGGCATTTGATAAGATCAACGATAACTTTGCAGAAATATATGACACATTAGGCGGTCCAAGTGCATCAACACTATCTGATTTATACTTTCAAAATTCAACAATCACAAACAGAACTACCAACGGCGACATCACAATAGACCCAAACGGCACAGGCAAATTCATAGTAAACGCAGATTTCGAAGTCAAAGGCACAACCACTCAAATGAATGCCACTACCATGCAGGTGGAAGACAACTTGGTTGAATTCAATCGTAACTCTTCCGGCGCAGACATTGATGCAGGTTTATACATCAATCGAGGCGGTGCTGGTAACAATGCTGTGTTCTATTGGAATGAAGGTGATGAT